TGCTATTTGACAAGCCTCATAGTCTGGCAAAATCAAATATGTTTCTATGTCAATCCCACGCAGTGAATATTCTATGTATAACGCTGTAAAAAATTCCATTGCACTCACTTTCTGTTTTGTTATCTTGTCGCAGTGGGCGGTTTTTACCCAGTTTTTGTTGGTAATCCCCTAGCTTATCCCGACACCTAGCAGCCGCCCACACGATTACTTATTTTTCTTTTGCGGTAAGTCCCACGTTGTTATGTCGCTCATGACTTGGCCCTCTGTTGTGTCAAGGTAGAAAGCAATGTTTTTGATCGTGATATTATCTTTCAACATACGGTTTACCATCTTTGCCCGCACTGGTGCGCGTCTGGGCCAACGGTAGAGCGATTTGTCATTGATTTTCTTTGGTGGCTTTGGTTCGCGCATCGGCTTTGGCTTTTCCTCTTTTTCTTGAATTGTTAGCTTGCCCGATTTCCACCCCTCTTGTTCGCGCTTCATTTGCATGAATGTGCCAAGTTCTTTTTCTGTCGGTGGACGTTTTAATACCCGCGTCAAAGTATCAAAATAATTTACCATTATTCCCTCTTATACTGGTGCGCCAGTTACGTCTGAGCGTTCTTTTTTCATTGTTTCAACCACATGTTCTGCGCGTGTTTGTATTGCGTCAACATGGACTAGCGCGGCTGTTGGGTTGGCTCTTGCTGCTTTGCACATTTTAATTATGTGTTCTAAGTGCTTTGCTATTTGATTATCGGTCATTTCTTTTTCTCTGCCCTTGCTTCTTAACTTTCCAGTTTATGCCTGATCTGATTACCTGATTGTTTAATGCTGAAAGTCCCATGCCCATTATTTTTGCGGCCTCTGATTGTGTGTATCCAGATTGATTGAGACTTTCCAATGCTTCTATTTTTTCGCGTTGATGTCTTCGTAACATTTGATGCCACGTTTCCATTACCACCATCCCCATATTGTTCCTAAAGTCCATGTTGCTACTGCGGCTGCAAATAGCACTGCTATAATTGTATCTTCCCAAGTCCACTTGCCGTAATTCATTCTTCCTCTCCCCACATTTGCTTTTCTAGTTTATCAATGTTTGCTTTTGTCTTGGCGATCATCTTGTCCAGGTTATCAACACCCTCGCTATCTTTTGCATAGAACGCTTTTGCGCGTTGCTGCTTTAGGTTTGCCAAAGTCTTTTCGTAGGCTGTGTGCATTTTATCAAGCATCGTGTTGCTCCAATACGCATTCTGCAATGTAATCTTGTAGGTTTTTGTAAATACGCTTACGCGCTGTGGGCATGAGTTGGCGTGTGCGTTTTGAGTGCCATAAGTCGCTTTCGTCAAAATCTACTTCTGCCCATGCGGGTTCGTCTGAGCCGTGGAAGTTAGAACCGCCTGTCGCGTAATCGTAATGCACGGTGATTTCTACATCTATCCCATGCAATTCCATGCTAACGTTTGTGCCGTAGTTTCTCATCTGTTTGCCTTTCTTACTGTATATGTAAACAATAGCGTTACTTTTTGTCAGTGTAAAGCATAAAAAGTATTTATTTGCGTTTTTATTTACAGGTGATAATCTGCCGCCATGTATAAGGTAGAGATAGAAGTATCGGGACAGCCACAGGGCAAGGGCAGAGCGCGTTTTACGCGCACTGGACACGCTTATACGCCACCAAGGACTGTTGAGTATGAACAGCGTATTAGAGCGGCTGCGTGGGCCGAAATGCAGCGTCACAACTTAGACCCTACCGACAGGCCAGTAGCGGTTGATGTCATAGCGTTTATGAATATCCCAAAGTCTTGGACTAAGAAGAAAAAGCTAGAGGCTGAATATGGTGCGATAAGTGCTGTTGGTAAGCCTGACCTAGATAACATTGCAAAGGCTGCACTAGACGGTATTTCAGGCGATACAGGGGTGATCTTTGACGATACCCAGGTTGTTAGCCTCAAGTGTAAAAAGACGTTCTGTCACCCTGATCGTGGGCCTGTGCTTTATATTGCAGTATCTTGGACGGATGAAAACTAGCGCGGGTTGTTCTCTGCATGTGTATACCACCGCCGCACAAACTTAATGATTTCCCACCGCGAGTTTAGAAACACTTTCTGTTTGCTGCCAGGATACCACGCCTCTGCGCTTTCTGGTTGAGGCTTTCCCCAGATAAACATGATCGTAAAGCAGCCTAATTTGTGCAGCCGTTCAAAGGCTATCATCTGACCCTTGGGGATTGGCACATCTGGTTTCTTTGTTTCTACCACTAGGAAGTGACCGCGCCGTTCCTTGAACATATCAATGTCCATTGGCTTGTCTTTTTTGTTTTCCCAACATTCATCCACAAACGACCAATCAAACACGCCATCGAAACCGTATGGCTTAGAGGTTCTGAATATGTCTGGGTTATAGATTGTGTTGGGCATATATTCGTCATTCATCTTGCACCTCACTGTATGACCAATCTGGGCCGTATTTATCACGCCATTCTAGCGGCGATTTGTGGATAGCCAATTTGCTATTGTCCCATAAACCTTGGTGATGACCTTCGCAAAGCGGGATCGCAGTGCTGTCAGATCGTTTTCTAGTTCCGTGGCGATCATGTATAGGGTGATGGGCTGTTGTTGGTGATCGTTGGATTTCGCCAAACTTGCGACAAACGCAGCAAGGCTTTTCCCGAACTTCGTTAAGGTATTTTTCATTCTTCTTTGCCTTTGGTTGTTTGAGGCCAAGAGGTGGTTTGTTTGCCAAGTTAGACATCTAGCGGATCATACCCCAAGGTTTCAGCAAGTTTAGCCATAGCCATTTCAAAGTAGCTGTTAAATTCGTCTTGCTCCATATCATCAAAGCTAATGCTGTCTATGACGCGCATGTGGCAACCCGCTAAGTTATTCCAACGCATCTTAATATACCCACACGCCCACTTTAGATCGTTGTGTAGGTGATCGTCCGTGGGCCACTTTCCAGTAGCCTCACGCACTTTGCGTAGCGTTGCCCAATACAAGTTATGTTGTGGGTTGGAACGCTTCTTTGTTTTCTGCATGTTGAAAACGGTGCCTTGTGAGCAATCTTCTAGCTGTATTGCGTCATATTCCGTTAGTGGAACCAAAGCACCCTCAACTTTCATTACTTGTATCTTACCACTGGCCATTTTTCCATTCACTCATTACTCTATGAACCTCTTTCTTAATCTCGTTGCGAAAGCCACCGTATATTCTTAGAGTTTGTGCTTTATTGTAGTTAAGGAACATAAACATGCCGCGCATAAACCACTCATTATTCATAGATCGTCCATCTTGAATTGGGAAACCTTCTGAAAATTGCCGCATCATTTCAGTCATTAAAGGTGTAAAATCTTTTACACTGTAACTACCAAGAGCCTGGTATTGTTCTGCTGCAACGTTGAAATTTGCGCCTAATGCTGTTGCCATACAAAATGCAGCCCGAAACGGTGCTGATCTAACGGCTTTTGTTTTTGGCTTGATTTCTTCGTGAATGAATTTGCTTGCTTCCATAAGGTGACTGTCTGCCACTTGCAAGATGTCTGATGCTACTGGTTTTGCAGTTCCCGTGCATCTTAACATATATTGTATGGGTTGCACTACTGGTGAGGGTAGCCGCAAAATATCTGCATTCGTTCTTAGCTTTCCTTGGTCTAAAATCTTGAATATTTCGTCAGCATGATCTGCGACAGCAAAAATCATTTGTTGGTCTACTTCGCTATCTACAATAGCCTCTAACCTATGCTGCCCATCCACTATGTTTCCGTCTTTTCTAAATATTAGAGAACATGGTGTTTTTACCCATCTTCCAAGTTGCATCTGCAACGACATATGTTTCATATGCATATTAGAAACACGTCTATTGCCTTCGTTTTTACGCAAAAAATCTCTGGCGAACATTGGCGTAATGGTCATTTCGTAATAAGCAAATTCATCTGTTTTACCTATTAGCTTTGCTTCTCTTGGTGGAAAGTTTTTCATTGTTTTACCTTACTTTTGCTTTGTTTAGTGGGGGATTTACAGAACCCTTCCCCCATAGGGCGTGGTGATCAGATAACGCCGCGCGGTTTTACTGCAGCTAACCCATGCCGCTAAATATACGTTATCTGACTTCTGTTCTTAGAACGGTATTTCATCGTCCATTTCGTTTGTCATTTTTGCACCTTCAGCCATGCGGTCATGTTCTGTATGCTTCACATCGCTTTTGGGTGGGCCTGCAAACTCTACCTGGTTTGCGCTGATGTTATAGTAAGTGGTTTTTTTGCCGTTATACTCTTTTTCATCTATACTTAGCTGACCGTTAACAACTACTTTGCGTCCTTTTTTGATGTGGTCGGCAAGTTTGGTGTTGTAGTAATTGCAGCTAAACCAGTCTGTCCCTGCATCTCGGCTATAGCCTTTGTTAACCGCGACAGAAAAGGTGATAAACTCCCCTCTCTGGTTCTGACGAATTTCACTGTCTCTACCGACAGTCCCGACAATCGTGATAACTTTCATGTCATTAACTCCACTTTTCTTTTTTCGTGTGCTTCTAAAACTTGTTCATATTGTGCCTCTGTTAGATCAGGGCTGTTGATGATTTTGGTGTATTTACTCTCCGCTTTGTCAAACTGTTCTTGGGTGCAGTTTTCATAGAAGGTCAGCATAGCGTCTACGCGGTCATCTAAGTTAAGCGTCATTGATGGCGTGGCTTCTTTTGGCTTTGCAGCTTTAAAATCGTCTGCTTCTTCTTCTGAGTAAACATCGCCGTGCAAACCTACCAGTTTAAGTATTACCCGATCCTTGGCGCGTTTCTCTGCCATAGCAAAGGGATAACTGTTTTTATTGTTGTATGGTGCGGCTTCGCCAATAGACCACTCTGTGGCCTCTGCCATGTGGCCTGTTACACATATAACCGCCTCTTTAGCGGCTACGTCACATGCTATAATCTGCGGTTGGTCAAATACAATGTTGTGATGCGCTGCTATCTTTTCCAAAGCCTTATGCAATACAACTGGCGTTCCGTGGCAATCCCAAACCGCTTGGCGTTGGGTTAAGTTCACCTTTTGCAGTATTTCTAATAAACGTGGGGGTAGTGATTTAGCCATTATTTCATCGCCTCTTTTAGTGCATCGTGTTCTTTGTTTGCTTGTGAAATGCCTTCGTCAATAGCGTTCATTGCAAGCACAACGTCTGATGATAACATGCTGTTTTGCGCTGCTACCAAGCAAAGCTGTCTATATATTGCGGCCTTAATAGCCAACGGTGTTGGGTGTTCATGTGTCATTGTTTACCTCATTTATTGCTATTTACTGTTTACATAATTATTTTTAACCTGTAAAGCATAAATATACAAATTGTTAATGAGGATGATAATGGAAAAGAAAACAATGTTACGCGCAGATGAAATACGCCGCCGATTGCGTGACCGTAATTTATCGGCTGTAGCGCGTGAGGCTAAAATATCGCGTCCTGTTTTATATCAGATTATGCGGGAAGATACCGACCCACGTTATAGCACTGTGGAACGGCTATCGGATTACCTAGAGGATTTATCATGACAGTTACAAAGAACACACGCGCTGGGCAAAATGGCAAAAAGATTATTTGCACACACTGCGGCACAATGAATACCGTTTATCACTTTTCTTGGGCAGCAATAACCTGTGGTGGTTGTGATCGTATGGTAAACAAAGAAAACTTCTTAGACCCAGCGAATATGTCTAATTTAGCAGAACGTTGGTATAATTACACATGCTTACATGACGGTGAAATAGTGTCGTTTGATACCTGGTTAAACCGATGAAAAAACCCCCAGTCAAAAGACTGAGGGCTTTAGCAATAAGTAAGGATGCTGTATAATAAGAATGTTGGTATCATCAGCGAGGTCAGAATAACAAACCTCGCCCAAATAAGAAAGGGCAAAAATGTCTCATTACATGACTGCGTTAGCTATGAAGCAACAGGGTCTAAAACCAGCCACCAAAATTGTGTTGTATTGGTTGGCAGACCACCATAATGGCGAAACAGGTAAATGCTTCCCTAGCATAAATCGTTTAGCCGAACTTAGCGAAATGTCTCGTAGGGCTGTGGAAGGTCATTTAGAAACCTTAGAAACTCTAGGTTTAATAAAGCGTATAAATCAATTTAGAGAAACAGGCGGCAAGTCTGCAAATTCTTACATATTAGAACTTACAGGAACATATGAGAACATAAGCGATGCGCAAAATCTGCGTATGGTATGCGAAAAATCTGCGCATGGGGATACGCAAAATCTGCGCATGAATAACCTTGGAATAAATAACCTTGGAAAAGAAACTAATAATTCATCATCTAACGATGAAGTAGATTATTACTTTGATCAATTATGGTCTTTGTATCCTAGAAAGGTAGGCAAGGGACAAGCGCGTAAGGCATTCAAGGCAGCTTCTAAAAAAGCAGACTTCTATGATCTACTTCCCAAGCTAATGGATTATGTGCAAACGTTAGAAGGCAAAGACAAACAATACATACCGCACTTAGCCACATGGCTAAACGGTGAACGTTGGGAAGATGAGGTAGAAGCATGACACACGACGAAAGAATATTTGTATTGATTGGTGAGCTTGCTAAGATTTTAGAGGGCTACGCTACTCCAAAGCACTTAAATACACGCGCAAAAGAAGAAGACGAAGCGCGCAATATAGTTCGTATGTTAAATCAGAAGTTCCCCAACGACACGACAGAGGATCACATTCGTGGCACAATGGATCGGGCAATGCTTAAGCTAAAAGAGGCGCACAAGTCACGTTCATGGCCTAGCGCAGCAGACATAGCAGCAGCCGTATCCAAGTCTATGAATACGCAACGATCAAACGTGCAAGCAAGCAAAGGCCCGTGGAAGCCTGACACCCTCGCATTAAACGCCAAGCGTATCATTGCAGGGGAACCAGTGGGTGAGATGTATATACGCGGCAAGCTGGCAGATAAGATGGTGCAGATGGGTTTGATAACAGAAGCGCATTTACAGCCGTATTTAGAATACTTGTCAGTTAACAATATCCCTGCTAGAGTTGACCCACCTATATCATAGGTTTGCCTCACTGAACTGCCCCCTCGCGTGATCGCTCCGCAGGGGGTATTTTTTTGCCTAGAATTGTGTTATCTTCTCAGCAAGAGCCGACCTTTCTCCCTCCCTGTTGGTTGTGTAGCTCCATGCACTAGGCTCTCCTTCACTGGCCCTCTGGACGCGGGCATGTCCAGGGGGTCTTTATTTCCTAAAAGAAAACCTCTATATTGTTTACAAATCACATAGAGGGCGCACCCATGAAAGATGGACGGTCTTGGCCTGCGGATAAGGTTGAGCGTAGAAACATAAAAAGCATTATACCTTACGCACGAAACAGTCGCACCCACAGCGACGAGCAAGTGGCGCAGATAGCCGCAAGCATAAAAGAGTGGGGCTTTACCAACCCGATCCTGGTTGACGTAGATGGCGAAATCATCGCAGGGCATGGGCGTTTACTCGCAGCACAAAAGCTAGGTTTAGACGAAGTTCCATGCATAACGGCTGTTGGTTGGTCAGACGCACAAAAGAAAGCCTATGTCATAGCAGATAACAAACTAGCCCTAAACGCAGGGTGGGATAACGATATGTTGTCCATTGAGTTTGCGGAACTAAAAGACATGGACTTTGATCTTGGCCTTACAGGTTTTGACGCGGACGAACTGGCGAAGCTGCTGCAAGAGCCAGAAAAGGAAGGTTTGACGGACGAGGACGATGTTCCAGAGGCACCAGAGCAACCTGTAACGGTAGAGGGTGACGTTTGGATACTTGGGCGACATAAGATTGTTTGCGGTGACGCAACAGATGTTTCGTGTTGGGATAAATTGCAGATTGAAAATGGGATAGCTGTTTTTTCATCTCCACCCTATAATCTTGGGACATCAATAAAATTGAGTGGAAACAAAAACTTAAATAAAAAATCATCTGCGTATGAAACATATTCTGATAACGCTTCCGATGCAGATTATCTTGAATTGTTGCAATCGTCTTTAAATGCGTCGCTTTCTTTTTGCGATGTCGCGGCATTTAATCTGCAACCATTGGCAAATTCTAAACGTGCTTTAATGAAATTTATGAATGATAATTCAACGAATATGGTGGATATTGTTACATGGGACAAAGGACATGCCGCGCCAATAATAGCAGAGGGCGTTATGTCGTCACGATATGAATGGATTTTTATTTTCTCAAATAAAGACGAAGCATCCAGAAGTATTCCATATGCGTCTTGGCGTGGAAAGTGGTCAAATGTATATCAAGCACCCTCACAGAAAGATAATAAATTTTCAGAAATACACGGCGCAACATTTCCTGTTCATTTGCCTATGTTTGTTGTTGGTGACTTGATGAATAGGTCTAGGGGTGTCGTAGATTGTTTTTGCGGCACAGGAACAACCATCATCGCTGCGGAAAAACTTGGCAAGATTGGGTATGGTATAGAACTTGATGCAAAATATTGCGATGTAATCATTAATCGTTGGCAAGATTTTACAGGCGAAAAGGCAACATTAGAAAGCACAGGGCAAACATATGATGATCTAAGATCAGAAAGGTTTGCGGCATGACGGAAAAGAATAAAGGCGGCAGACCACCAATAAAACTTACCAAAGAACAAAAGGGTGAACTAGAAACACTGGCGGCTGTGCTTAACGTAGAACAGATTGCAGATTACTTTGGCATAAGTAGGCGCGTATTTTATGACATCATGGAAAGAGACGCAGAAGTTTCTGCACAGTATAAAAAGGGTAAAGCTAAAGCAGTGGGCTTCGTAGCACAAAACCTTATTCAAAAAGCTAGGGGCGGTGATCTTGGCGCACAGATATTTTACTTGAAAACACAAGCGGGTTGGAAAGAAACGCAAAAGGTAGAAGGCCCAGGTAGTGACGGCGAGCATGTCCACATCTACAAATGGATGGATGATGACGACGAGGACGATTAGATATAAGCCTCGCAAGCTGTTAAAACCATTTCACAAGCGAAACCAACGCTATGCTGTTATCGTAGCACATAGACGTTTCGGCAAAACCGTTGCAGCGATAAACGATCTAATCAGGGACGCACTAACAATACCGCGCAAGAATGTTCGTGTAGCCTACATTGCACCATATTACCGTCAGGCTAAGGCTATCGCCTGGGACTACTTGCTAGAATACACCAAAGATATTGAGGGCAGCGTAGCAAACGCAAGCGAACTGCGCGTGGACTTTCCCAACGGTGCGCGGATACGTTTGTTTGGTGCTGATAACTACGATGCTATGCGTGGGCTATACTTTGACGCTGTTGTCCTAGACGAGCCTGCCGACTTCCCTGCAAATGCTTGGCCTACCGTAATCCGTCCTAGCTTATCAGATCGCAAAGGACGTGCTACATTCATAGGAACACCCAAAGGCAAAAACGAGTTCTGGGACATATGGCATGAAGCACAAGACGATCCAAACTGGTATGCAGAAATGTTCCGCGCTTCTGAAACATCAATATTGGATCAAGAAGAACTTGACGAAGCCCGACAGACAATGGGCGATGACCGCTACGACCAAGAATTTGAGTGTAGTTTTGAAGCGGCAATCCAAGGGGCTTATTACGCAAAAGAAATGAAAGCGGCTGGCGAGGACGGTAGAATATGCGCCGTGCCTTATGATCGCGCTGCATCAGTCATTACGGCATGGGACTTAGGAATAGGCGACAGCACTGCAATCTGGTTTGCACAGTTCGTGGGCCGTGAGGTTAGGATTATAGACTATTACGAAAACAGCGGAGTAGGATTAGATCACTATGCAAAAGTTCTCTTGGACAAAGACTATCAATACGAGCAACACATTCTGCCGCATGATGTTCAGGTCAAGGAACTGGGAACAGGGAAAAGCAGGCTTGAAACGCTTGACGCGCTGGGCATACGGAACATTGAGATTGCGCCGAAACTAGCGGTTGAGGATGGTATTCAGGCTGCGCGTAGCATGATCCCACGCTGTTGGTTTGACGAAAGCAAATGCACCAGGGGCATAGAAGCACTTAGACAATACCGCAGGGATTACGACGAAAGGCTGAAAACCTGGCGCGGCAGACCGTTGCACGATTGGACTTCACACGGTGCCGATGCGTTCCGTTATTTAGCCGTTGGATATAAGCCTGCGGCTGATTGGGGTGAGCCTATTAGAAGGAATTTGCGCGGCATTGCGTAGTGTGATATGTTGCCTTTAACTCTAGAGGTTATGAATGGCAAAGCTAACACCTTCACAGAAAGCCAGAGCAAAGGCTATGTCAAAGCGGCGTGGCGTTAAGTATCCCAATGCATGGGCTAATTTAACTGTTGCGCGTGGCAAAAAGAAAACCACCAAAAAACGTAAAACGAGGACTGCATAATGGCTTGCGGATATAAGAAAAAGGGCCGTAAAGGCGGTAAAAAGAAATAATGGCTTATGGTTATTACGATGATCGTCCCCGCTACACTAGCTTGATGGATATGATTGACGGTGGCGGTGCTGGGCGCAGCGGTGATCGCTTTGAGGGCGGTGGACTTCTAAGCCTCTTAGCAAACGAGCTATTTAGACCCGCAGGCTATGAGGATCGCTTACGCCAACGCAAGAATGACACTGGACGCGCTGTTGCTACGGTAATAGACGAGCTTACAAAACGCCGTGACCGCAGAAACCTAGACCGTGTTGATGCATACAACCGTGCGGAAGCAGATCGCCAAGCGGCTGCGGCTCTTATGGATGAGCGTTACGACGACACAATCCTCGCACCTGGTCAGGGTGGGCTTCGCCGTAGGTTGCCACAAAACCAACCCGCAACAGGCATGACATACCCAAGCCCAACAGCAAGCATTGTTCCTGATGAACCAATATCAGATGTTAATGTTATAGCTGAAAAACTTTATCAACTGTCTGGTTACGATAATCAATATGCACCGTATTTGCTGCAAAGGGACAGATACAACCGTGCAATGCAGGGTGGTGTCGGTGAAAATATGCCGCCCATGATTACTGAACCTGCGCGAGTTTCGCCAGTTATGGACGCACTATCACCTGATCCAAGTCGCCAGTATCATCATATGCGTGGTGACCCACGGTTTAATGAAGCAAGGCAGCGGGTAATAGAATTGATGGGCGAGGAAATGTTTTTTGAAAGAAGCCCAGCAGATCAAGATTACCTTGTTAGGTTCTTTATGGAGCAACGAGGTTACTAATGGCTAAAGACCCTCGCCTATCTAAAATCGGTGCTTCTAGGTTTAACCAGTGTGTAAGAACACCAAGTCATCCTAGCAAATCCCACGCAGTTGTGGCAAAAGAGGGTAGTAAGACCAAGCTAATACGGTTTGGTCAAAAAGGTGTAAGTGGTTCGCCACCTCGCAAAGGCGAGAGTGAAGCCAACAAAAAGCGCAGAGCAT